GTACCAGGTGCGCCCGATTGCCGGAACGGGTCTAGCGTGGGTGGAGGCGGTCGAACTTGTGAATTAGTTCACAAGAGAGATATTTGACAACCCGGCGCAAGTGTGCTTAGATGGGGAGCATTACCCCTACCGGGTGCGATTGGCCTAGAGAGGGCCAATTAGAAAAAGGAGAATAACAAGATGGACAAAGTAGACGCCTACCTCATAGAGACGGGCAAAAATGAGAAGTTGGCACCCTATGTGGATTTGGTGCAATGGTCACAGAACTACGATTGGGGCCAGCGTCCCTTTGAATTGTTCTTGGACCTTATCGGGGAGAGCCAGGAGCAGTTCGGGCTGGACCTTTACGACATGAGCAAGAAGCGCCTAGGCTATCTTGAATTGGGATACATTGGCGAGGCCCTGACAGCCTACGCCGACAACCCGACAGCATTTGACGATTGGTTTAGCAAACTAAACGAGTTGGAATTACAAGACGAGAACGCCTAGAGATAGGCAACCTAGCCCCGGTGGGTTTATCAGGGTTCGACCCCCTGACTAGGTGCGAGTTGGTCAGATTGGCCAAGTCAATGAGAAAAGGAATAGGAAAATGGAAGATACAAAGAAAGTTAGCGACATACTTTTTAAAGGGTCGTTGCTGGAGTGCTACGGCTGTTTATTGGTTGGCGACTATGACGTGTTCGGATTGCCTACACAGTGCCCGGAGTGCGGAAGCCGTGAAATATGGGAACACAAGGGAAACTAGGGGGAGACATGAAGAAGGGTAAGCACTCACGGCGCACGCCAAGAAGGGTCAGACTGAACAGAACTCTAACGGTTCTACTGTTTGCCGTGTTCGCAGGAATAGAAGAACTATCCTACGACCCTAACAGTATGGGGCGCTCAATTGGTTGGGCGTTGTTGTTTTTGTATGTTGGTTTTATTGTTAAGGAGAGTATCCTAGACAAAGTATGCGGGAAGAAGGGGAACTGATGGAAAGCACTAAATACGAGGGCGCGCTGTCTAGTTTGGTTGATGAGATGGACGGGATACTCTTTGGCCTATGCCAGTTTAGTCTGCCCAAACTACAGATTGAGAGCCTAGCGACGATACGAGAAGAAGCGCACGCCATACGGCTTGACCTTGAACGACTTGACCAGATAACAGAAGAACTAAAGACCCTGATTGGGGGCGAATAATGGAAGAAATAACCTGCGACACCTGCGAAAACGTTTTAGAGATTGGTGAAGGGGTTGATTACTGGGACGCCATAGACGTGGCAGTGGCTAACGGTTGGCGCAACGGTGAAGATGGGCTATTTTGCCCTCTTTGTTTAGAGAACATTGAGTGGTGGCGATAATGGAGCGTCACTTTATGTATGTCACCAGCGATGGAAACTGGGGTTCGGTTGATGACCTAGTAATCTTTGACCCAGCAGACTTGCACCCGGAAGGGGTGCAATATTATTGGGATATGATTGACGGGGGCGATGGTGACAATTTGTTTTGGTATTTGAATACCACGGTGGAACAATGAAAAGCCTAGCAATCTTTGTGTTGTCGTTTTTTGTGGCTAGGTTTGTGGCGCGACATGATGGCCATACGATTGGGCCAGATTTTGTGGCTATCTCAGTATTTATTCTGCTGTTCGTGGCATTACGCAAGGCCCTACGCTAAGCGTATGCTACAATGAACTGGCTAGTCGGGAGATGGGACTTCTCACCCCGTAATGAGCGAACGAGTTTCTTCCCCTTATCGTGTCGCTCTCTCCCGGCTAGCCTTTAACTATCTTCTCGATTTCTTGCACGACTTCATAGGGGACATGAGTAATGCCATGCATGACCGTTGTGTGGTCACGGCCTACGCTCTCACCAATCTCAGGGTAAGACCACTTACCAATGTGGCGCAAGCAGGCCCAATACAATCGGCGTGGCTTGATAAGTCGGGGCCAACGGCGTTCGCCTAGTATCTCTTCGACGGGCTGACCAGAGAGTTCGCTAATCTTCTCTAGGTATTTGTCTGGCTCGAACTCGCTTGCGGTAGACAGCCATGCGCTCACGAGCGTCGTTTCTGTAGGCACTTTGACAACCACAGATGTCTTTGCCTTCGCTGTCGTATTCGATTGGCGTGTGCGTCCGCTTGTGCCAGTCGTAGCCTTTTTTGGTTCCATGTTCTATGTCCTCCACCCTTGACGGTGGCTTGATGCCAAGCATCACCGCCGTCATGCGTCTTTCTTCTAGGTCCTGACCGCCCCAAATACCGTAAGCATCTGACATCACAAAACTTTCCATCAGACAATCACGCTTGATGGGGCAATCAGAACAGATTAGTTTGGCTCGCTCTACAAATGGGGGGCGTTCGTCAAAGAACAGGTCGGTCTGTCCTATGCACCTAGCCTCGTCCCAATCTGTCATGCACGAGATAATACACTATTATGCAATCCGTTGCAATTTATTCCATCTTGACTTAAAAGAGCGTCGCTGGAGTCGGGTCACACCACCCCAAATACCAGGGATTTCGTCCTGAGACATGGCAAAATCTAGGCATTGTTGCTTGACTGGGCATACCTCACAGTACTTTCTTACAGTCTTGCTAACGTTGTGCCCAATCTCACGTTGTGGGAAAAACTGCTTAACATCTGCTTCTTTGCACTTAGCCTGCTCGACCCAACTCATTGCGTTTCTCCTCTCTCACTTGATTGGTCACACCTACGCCATAGTCGGCTATGTACTGCTCGACCATCTCGGCAATCTTCTTACCGGCTGACAGGTACTTCTGCTTGTCCAAGTCCTTGTCATCTAACGCTTCGGCTATTGTGATGCACGCATCAGCAGCAGTCGCCAACGTAAAAATGTCCAGTGATGCCTCTTGCATCAGGCCCTCGCCAACTTCTGAGGGATTGCTTTGGCCCAAGTTAGGGACGGGCCAATGTCGCTGACTCGAACCTCCACCGCAGAACCCTTCGTGCCGTCCTTACGCTCGAAGGTGCGTTGGGTCAGCCCCCCGAAAACCATTACGCGGTCGCCCTTCTTGAGTGACTCGGCTGCATTGGTAGCCTGGTCGCCCCAGACGGTGCAGTCGAAGTAGGAAACCTGCTTCTCCCCATTCACCTCACGGTTCACCGCAATCGAAAACGTGGCAAATGACTTGCCCGTCTGACTGGTCTTGAGTTCAATGTCGTGGACCAAGTTGCCCACGAGATTAACTGTGTTCATTATTTTCCTTTCTTTACTGGCCTCTCGGCAAGTCTTTCTTGTAGTAGCAGAGTAAACTGCTCTAGTGTCATCACAACATAGGACTGTGCCACGTTGTGACGGCGACGCTTAATAATAGCAACACCGTACTTGGTGCGTGCGTGCCCAGCCTCAACGATTGCTTCGTCAATGAACTGGGCCAGGTCTATCTTGACGTGATTCTTGCACTCAATGGTGACATCGGGTACACCAACCAAATCGCCTTTGTCATACTGGACACCAGCACCGTAGCGACGGTCGGCCTGAGGGAACCCATGCTCACGCAGGTAAGCGGCCACCTCACGTTCGTAAGCCGACCCTTTCGCCTTCTGCGGTGAAGTCATAAAGTTGCTTCCCAGGCATCCAGTACCTTGATTACGTCGCAGGGAATCGGTATTGCGTATCCAAGTTCATCGGAGCAGTAATGGCAATGTGCCCTTTCCACGCCATCCAGCCAAACTTCGGGTTTAGGTGTGTGCTTCTCTCGTAGTGCTTGGCGTTCGTCGGGGGTCATTGTCTTCCCTTTCTTATTGCGTCTCGTAGGTTAATGCCAGTCGGCTTTGCTACGGCTTCGGCACGACGGCGTGCGAGTTCATCTTCCCAGTCGGTATCAACCGGCTTGATGTAAGGCTTGCTCTCTGGCTTACGCTTACTCATCTGGTGTGTCATGAGGTCGAAGTGTCTCCTGAGTTTCTCAGGCGAGCGTATGTTGCCCGACCAGAAATCGTCCTGGGTTGCCCACACTATCATCACCTCGATGTCCTTGGGTGAACGCTTGTCAAGGCGCATTATCTTTTCCATCACGCCCACGCTGGTCTTGGTCACGGCGAAGGGCTTGAATCCATTGGCTATGACCTTCTCATTAAGAACAGAACATAGGCGCTTGGCTTCCTCCCAGAACTGGGAGTTGCGTCCCTCGTCCAATGAGTCAGACACAGCCAACTCACCCACGATTTTACGCACCTCGTCATGGGTACAAAAACCCCGTTCTATCAGGACAAACACTACCTTCTTGTAGTCAATCTCCATCATGATTGTGTACCTACATGCATTGTGTATCTCCACTCCACTCAGGGAACCAGCCGTGGTTGCGTTGATAGAACCACCACGCCACCGTGTCTTGTTGCCACTGAGTTGCTTCGTTAGGTGTGGCAGGCAGGCCCACAATCTGTGTGCGTGCGTACTGCCACAACCAGGGTAGAAACTGCCACTTGCCCTGTGCCCCGCTGGTCACGTTGGTATCAACCAACTTGTTGCGTGACTCAGCGTAGGCAATACAGGCAAACGTGGCTTGTGCCTTCTTATTCAGACTCGCTATCGGGTCCGGGTTGATTGGCAAGGATTGCTCCGATACTACGTGGCTTTGGGAGTGTGCCAACTTCGTTGAGCCATGTCCAAAAGGCAGCAATAGTTGGATTGTAGCCAGGGAAAGAACCAACGCCCTGTTCAGTAGTAGTCTCATCGTCTTGTTCCTCCAACCATTCGATGTATTCGTCCGTGTCCATTTGTTCAATCATCTGCTGCTTGATGCGTCCCATTAGAAGGGTTCCTCCTCGGTAGCACCGAACTCGGTTGCCAATGTCTCGGCAACAGTAGCCTTAGGTGCGCTGTTCTTCATTACTACGTATGCACGCTTCTTTCCAGCCGCCAACTGCTTCTCAGATAGCGAACCCTTAGTCTGCCACTGGTTAGCCAGGCTTGTCAAAAACTCATCGTCGGGCGCAATCAAGGCAGCGGCAATGATGTCTTGTACTTCAGGTGGCTCGCCACCAATGGCCTTAGCAACGGGCTTAGGTGCCGACTGTGGACGTGCTGGTGCCGGTGCCGAAGCACGGTTGCCATCGTCGTCCTCGTCAGCGACCAGACCAAGCACGCTCATGTAGGCGTAGCGCCGAGCGTACGTGACCGCCGAGCCTTGGCCTTGTGGGTCATCCTTGGGCAAGTGCAACTTCATGGTGTGGCTGATGAACTGACCTGAACTGTGAATCAGGTAGGTAATCAGTCCGTCAATGCCCAGGAACTCTGCGTCAATGAACTGGCTAATGGCTAGTCCATGCTTGGCAAGTACCGGGCTGGCACTAGCAACTACGTCAGGCAAGGCCGCATAGTTGCTCTTAAAGAACGGGTTAATACTGTTCTTGGGAACAGCACTGAACTCCGCTTGAGCCGCAGCCAAGGCTGCTGCTAACTGGTCAATCTCAGGCGACATCATTAGTCGGCCTCTCTTTCTATTTCGTGTGCGGTGATTACTTTACAGTAGCCAACGCTCTCAACTTCTCTCTTGATAATGCGGTCCCAGTCCCAATCCTCTGGGTGGACTGAATTGTATCCGCTCTCCACTGGCATGTCGTGGTCGCAGTCCAACTCTAGTACTACGGTGTAACGCTTAATGCCGTTCGGTTGCATCAACCATCTCCTTTTCTTTTCTGGCTAACTCGCTGTCGTTAATCCAGACCTCGTTCGCCCCGTCCTGAATACACAAGGTACGGAACGCGCAGTAGTCACACTGCCAGTTCTTGTTGTCGTTGGGGTTGAGAAACATCAGACGGCCATCGTCGTCACGAGCCACACGGTCGGGCAGGTACCCGCGGCTTAGTCCCTCGTGTATGCCCTCAATGCGGCGCAGTTCCTCAAGGGCCAATGGTTCCCACTCAGCACGTGGCACCCAGAACTCAGCAAGGAATCGGTTGTAGTCCGACACGCCCATGACCTCGGCCTTGCGTACGCTCAATGCCTCGAAAGTCACTGAACCCATGACGACCCACTCAATCTTTAGGCCCTCACGACTGGCCTCAATGCCCAGTGCGTTCATGCCAGCCTGAGTAATGGCCTTGCGTGCTGGTCCTTCGGGGTACTTGTACTCCCCACGCAGACGGTTCCAGCCGACTTGCTTGTCAAAGGAGTAAGTGCCCATAGTCTTTAGTTCCCACAAGACGTGGGTGCCCTCGGCCTCTACGACACTGCCAAAGTACTTAGACGGGATGAGTGCGTCGCACGAACCAGAGACGTATTCGGTACCACTGGGTACCTCAAACTCGGCCTCAGGGTAGCGACGAGAGATGGCATCTTGGAGTGCCTCGTGTATCAACGTGCCGATACCAGTGACCCAGGCACCAGCCTCGTCCATTGGTTCGGTTGGCTCGGCATCAAACGCGGCGTAGCCCTGCTGACGCGAGCAGCCATAACTGCTGGAGTAGCGAAGCGGCGTGCCAAGTGCCGTAGGTTTAGGAGTCTGTGACTTGAGCCACATCTCTTGAGCAAGCAGATGAGTAATCTGCGGTGTATTAGTTGGTTCCATAGCCTTTCCTTTCTCTGGACCAATGTACCCATGATAATCACAGGTTATGCTTTTGTCAAGTCATTAAAACCAGGGAGTTCCCCCGAAGTCTCTTGACTCTTTCTTCACGGCTACGAGGTTAGCCTGAACATAACTGATGTTGTGGGATGCGTGCCAGTCGCTTGGGAAATATGTCACAACCCTTGATGGGTGAAACTTGGCGGCCACGTCAGGCACGAAGCGACGATAGTTGTCGTCAGTGAAATACCAAAACGAGTTCTCGTTCCAGCCGGCCACGTGGGTCGGGTCTTGCCAGGCACCACGTCCGTCGGTGCTGGGAGTAAGGCTCAGCAACATACCGCCGTGGGCCAGTAAATCCCATATCTTATTCATCACGGCAATCTTGTTGGGTATGTGCTCTAGAAAATCGACGGCACGGATAACGCCAACGCTATTACTAGGAATATCAAGAGCAAGGAAATCACCTACGTAGTCTACTCCCTCACCAGGATAAACATCTACGCCTAGGTACTTAGGGTGCTTGTTGTGTGCTGCGCCCAAATCAAGGGCCAGTAGTCCACGTCGCTTGGCCCAGGCCAGCATCATTGGCTCAATGGTCGAGCCGTACAAATCCACCGTACCGGCCTGTATGTCGGCGTTGATTTGGCTCTGTGCTTGGGTCTGCTTGGGGTGGATACGCTGACGGTACAGGCTTTCCCTGATGTAGTAGAACTCACCTTGCGCGTAGAGTTTGGCCATCAAGTCTTGGTCATCAAGAATGTAGCGGTTGGGGTCATACCCACCGGCCTTGTTGTAGGCGTCAGTACGAAAGGCACGCAGGTGGTTGGGTGCGTACCAGATGTAGCCTACGTTGTGAGGGTAAGGCGGGAAGCCCTGGCAGATGTGGCTACCATCCTCATCACGGTACGACCAGCCATAGTTCAGGTCAAACTCATCAAAGTTAGGCGAACCGTCCTCGTTCATTTGGCAAAAGTCTGAGTAGGCAAACACAATGTCGTCGCTGACGGCAAAGGCTTCACGCACACGTTCGACCGCCTCTGGTTCAAGTATGTCATCGTGGTCTAACTCAATACAAATGTCGCCCATACACCAGTTCACGGCTTGACGCTTGTAATAACCCACGCCCTTGTCGGCTTCCAGACGATACGTTCTAACGCGGTCGTCTTTAGGTCTGGTCCACTTGGCATCACCGTTGAGTACGACGACCCACTCCCAGTCTGAGTCTGTCTGGTCAAGCAGGGATTGGTATGCCTCGTCTAACCATTGGGTGTTGTGGCTGGGGGTAAAGACGCTAATCACTTCGGTACCGCCCGCTTAGTACTGCAGTAGACGGCTTTGTTTTTCTTGTGATACCAGTTGCCGAGTGGTGTCGGGAGGATTTTTTTGCCGCAGTTGGCGCACCTCATAGTTTCTCTCCACACTTAGGGCAGTAGGTGAAAACGTTTTCCACTTCTGTGTAGTACGGCCACCCAGGAGCAGTTGTCACGGTAAGTCGGTGCTTGCATTCTGGGGTTCCCGAGGGCGTTGGATTGGGATTTTCGGTAGCGTCCAGCACCTTGATTACGTCGCAGGGGTACTTGGCGTAGGTGTATTCGTTATCGCAACCGGCACAGGCAACATAGGTTGCTTTATCCACGGCTCGGTGCTTCTCTCGTAGTGCTTGGCGTTCGTCGGGGGTCATCGGCTTGCCTTCCATATCGCTAATGCCAAAACAATGTTGAGTCCGGTTGAAATACCGCACCAGTCAAGGGCTAGTTGTACCCAGTTCATAGTTCCACCTTGTACTTTCTTTTCATAAAGTCAGTTAACTTCATGCCTTCGTAGCGTCGGCACAAGTAATCTAGACTAACGAACATTATTGACCCTCCTTGTTGCGCTGATGTGGGCAAATCCGATAATAGCCTTTGGCCTGGTTACAGTTGTGGCATAGCAACTGATAGCGGTCTTTAGGAAACCCATTTCGCCGCAACTCCCTGTAAAGTGTTGCTCCCGACAATCCACGCTCTCGCCGTTCCTTGCCGCCGTCGCAATAAATGTGGTCAATGCCAAGAAACTCTGGCGTTGACTCCCCACAACAAACGCATGCTCCACCGTAGGCTTCAATTACTTCGGCGCGAACCCTTCGATACCCCTCCTTGACAAGTTCGTCGTGGCGTTTCTTGTTTTGTTGGTAATACTTTCTGCGTTTTATTTGCGCAGGTGTTAACTGTTCCACGAAATACCGTATTTCTTTTTCATAAAATCAACCAGCCTTACGCCCTCATATCGCCTGCACAAATAATCAAGTGATACAAACATCGGACAGTAACTTCCGTCAGTTACCTCGTGGCAGATGACGATACCACGCCAGTGAGCGTTGCCCTGATAGCCCTTGTAGTCCTCGTCATGCAAGTAGCACGCACCAGCCACGAGAGCGTGCTGGGATTGCCCTTGCACAAAACGAATGGCGTAGTCAAGGACCTGCTGGTGCCCCATGGTAAAGGAATGACCAAGCGACTTGAGACGTGCCAAGGCAGAGCCACCTAGGGGCTTGCCGGTCATGGTGTTCTGGAAGTAGTGAGCGTAGACAATCCCGTCTAACTCAATTGGCTTCAAGAAGGGGTGGACTTGCCATCCTGTTCGGGCGTAGTCGAGGTCGTCCGTCGAGATAACTTCTTCAAGTTGCGCGTCCGCTTCAACCGCTCTCGAAATACGGTCCTCATGATTTCCGAGTAAAATATGCCGCTGTGGGGACCAGGGTTTATGTTTGGTCCTTTTACGATTTTTGTTAAAATCTTCCAGAGCCTTGTTAAGAATCGCCCACGCTTCATTGGCTGCCTCGATGTCTAGGGTGTAGCGACGACCCTCCATAGACTTCTTGCCCTTGTCATACAGAGACAGTGAGGGCATGTCGGCGTGGTCGCCTAGGTGAATAATCTTGATTGACTTGTCATGGAACTCGTCTACGATGTATTGTCCTATCCATCGTAAATGGTCCGTGGGCACTCCGGCCTTAGCCTGAGTGTCAGGAATAACAACGTGTGTAGTAGTCTGTATCTTCAAAGGTCCGACTCCTTATCTGGGTCGGCCTTTAGTTTAACCTACTTTAAGGTTGAAGGTTTGTATTTACCCAAGAAGATATTTCCGCCGGGGTCAAGGTGTACAAGTCGGTCACGTCGGCCATCTTGGGGAAGCCACAGAACCACAAGGCACCCCCAACCAGAGCCGAACAGACCCAGGTGCCGGGGCGCCGGACACAGATGGATTCGGGCAGGAATAGGTCAAGGGCTACAGAGGCGATACTTAAGTACCCGTACTCACTACCTACCTGGAGGCGTAAGAAGGCCAGGAATCGAATTCTATCCACCTCTGAGGGCAAACTAACGACCTCATACTCGCCCAGGGTTTCCAGGGTTTTGTCGTCTGTGACCCCTTTTGGCTCAGCCTGGATGACCGTCCAGTTACCGTCGGGTAATTGCCGGTCCAGTACGGCTACGTGGTTCCACTGGTGGTGCATGCCCAGGTTGTGTAGGCGCTTTTGAGCGTGGCGTATGGCGTGGCCGATAATGCCCTTGGTCCGACAAAATACTAGGTCGCCACTATTCATCTTCGTTGTACTCCCCCCACCATTGCGGCAGGTCTATTTCGTCATCGTGTAAGCGGTCCAGTACCTCGTCAAGTTTGTGGTTGATGTCGAGGGATACCTCGTAGTCATCTTGCTGGTGCTGAAAGTCAGTTTTTTGGACCTTGGTTATCTCGGCCAGGACTGCCTTAAGTTCACGAATGATTTGAGCGTCGCGCCTCGTCTGGCCGAACATTGCTCGACCCACTATCGCTTCCACGAAAATTGCCATGTATGAGGCCAGGACGTTCCACCAGCCCACGACTGATAGATTGAAGGTTAGTACGCACGCAACAGTAATGGCCGTAAACGTAAGCAGGAACCACCACGTGCGGATGACGCCTTGTTGAAGTTTCCATGATATCCACTCAGATTTTGTCAGCAGGTCGCCAGTTACAGGGTCCCTGTGTTCCTTTTTCATATCTGTCCAGTTCGCGTTCTAGTTGATGCACCTCGTTGCGGAGGTTGAGAATTGTTTTGTGTTGCTTCCAGATAGTTCCGACTATGGGGAATACGACAATTGCACCGATGGTCTCAACTATCATTGCCCAGTTTGACCAATCAGCGACGGTCATACTGCTGGTACTGGGTGTACCGTTCCGACCTGTGCGGTCACGAAGCGAAGGAACGTCTGGGGCTGGCGTCCGTCAACGGGGTGTCCAGCCTGGGGTACGTTGATGGGCTTGTTGACCCAGCAGTAAATGGGTGACTGACCCGTAGGCCCACCGTGGCTGACGGTCAGGATGTCCGTACCGTGCTGACCGTGAGTGATTTGTACGACAAGTGCCGTGTGCTCACCTTCACCTGGTCCGTAAACTACAGCGTCGCCAGGTTGAAGTTGGTCAACCGTGATGTGGGTGCCGTGTCCGAGCAACGTGCCGGTGTAGCCCTCGTGGTCAAAGCCCTGACCGTTGGGGTCGCCCGCACCAGTTAACCAGTAGCAAAGCGTGACGAACGCCGAGCAGTCGGCGTGAATTGGGTAAGCGATAGGCCACTGACCGATGGCGCTCATGCGGTCATTGCCTTCAGAGTAAACAAACTTGTTGGTCTTGCCTGCGAAATATTTGGCCCAGGCGACAATCATTTGACGTGAATCAGACATTATAATCCTTATTTTGGTGCTGGCCCAAGGTTGGGCGTGTATCCGGTGAGTGA